TATGCGTTCATCCGACTTCAGATGAAGTGGATGGGTTGGAAACTTAAGAGGCAACTTATTAAGGACACCAACAACTTTGAAAAGTTCCTCAAGGAGTATGACAAATGAACGACAAAGAGATGTCCGACCTTTCCGTGGAAAGGAAAGAATGTCCCAAGTGTGGTGCTTTGTGGATCAACGGACAGCACTATTGGTCTGGCACAGGAAAGAAAGGAAATGAGTTGGATCTTGCTGGTCTGGTGTGCAATAAGCTTGGTGATGACACTTGTATCAATCCTTGCCGAGGGCAAGATGGTGGCGTCACCTGGAAAAAAAGACTTGAGGAACTGGAACAGGATCATCCAGCAGAATAAATACCAGTAGTGAACTAGTATTGTTGTGGCATCTGATCAGATTTATCTTGGCAATCCGCTTCTAAAGAAAGCAAACGTCCAGCAGGACTTTACCAAAGAACAGATTGCAGAGTATGTCAAGTGTGCGAAAGACCCTGTATACTTCACCAAGAACTACGTACAGATTGTTTCTCTTGACGAGGGTCTGGTGCCATTCAAGATGTGGGATTTCCAAGAGGAACTAATTTGGAATTTTCACAAAAATAGATTTAACATTGCGAAGCTGCCTCGTCAGACTGGTAAGTCTACGACGGTGGTTTCGTATTTGTTGCATTATGCGTTGTTTAATGACAGCGTTAACATTGGTATCCTCGCCAACAAAGCAAGTACCGCAAGGGATCTACTCGGTCGTCTTCAGACAGCATATGAAAATTTACCGAAATGGATTCAGCAAGGCGTGATATCATGGAACAAAGGTAGCATGGAGTTGGAAAATGGCAGTAAGATATTGGCAGCTTCTACATCTGCGTCTGCTGTCCGAGGCATGTCGTTCAATATCATCTTCCTCGATGAGTTCGCGTTCGTCCCTAATCACATCGCTGAATCGTTCTTTGCCTCTGTTTATCCTACTATTACTTCTGGTAAAAGCACGAAAGTAATTATCATCTCAACGCCACAAGGCATGAACCACTTCTATAAGTTGTGGACAGATGCCCAGAATGGTAAGAATGGATATACTTGGTCAGAGGTACATTGGTCGCAGGTTCCTGGTAGGGATGCTGAATGGAAAGAACAGACTATCAAGAACACGTCCGAGCGACAGTTCACACAGGAATTCGAGTGTGAGTTTCTTGGATCGGTTGACACATTGATCTCGGCTGCAAAGTTGAGAGCACTCACATTTATTGATCCAGTGACACGTAGTAATGGACTCGACATTTATGAAGAACCAAAGAACGGTAACGAGTATCTTTTTACAGTTGATGTTAGTCGCGGCATTGGCGGAGACTATTCTGCTTTCATTGTTTATGACATTACTACGGTTCCATATAGGGTAGTAGCAAAATATAGGAACAATGAGGTTAAGCCTATGTTGTTCCCAAACATTATTAATGACGTTGCGAGAGCGTACAATAATGCATGGGTTTTGTGCGAGGTGAACGACGTAGGAGACTCTGTGGCGTCGATTCTAAATTATGACCTAGAATATCCTAACGTGCTTATGTGCGCCATGAGAGGGCGTGCAGGGCAGATTGTGGGGCATGGATTCTCTGGAACCAAGACCCAGTTGGGTGTGAAGATGAGCGTGACTGTGAAGAAGGTTGGATGTGCCAACCTCAAGCAGATCGTAGAGGATGACAAACTCATCTTCAATGACTATGAAATTATTAACGAACTTACTACGTTCATTCAGAAGAAGCAATCCTTTGAAGCTGATGAAGGATTCCACGATGACCTAGTAATGTGTATGGTAATTTTTGCATGGCTTGTACAGCAAGATTACTTCAAAGAAATGACTGACAACGATGTTCGCAAACGTATCTACGACGAGCAACGTAATCAGATCGAACAAGACATGGCACCATTTGGTTTTATCACCACAGGTTTAGAAGGTGATGATGGATTTGTAGATCAAGGATCTGTTTGGGAATATGGTGACACACAGGAAGACGTTAGTTATATGTGGAGTATCTAATGGACGTAGAAGATCTTTTCGATTTAGACCATCTTATTTTCAAAGAAAGAAAATGCAGAACTTGTGGTGTCAAGAAAGATCTTCTTGTAGATTTTTATAGAACTCGTAAAGATAGAACTTCTGCTTCAGCATATTCATATGAGTGTAAAGACTGTACTAAAAAAAGAATAGTGTTGAGTAGGATGACTAATGCAGTTCTTGATAAATGGGAATATCCTGACTGGTAATGTGTTCATGCATTGTTTCCCCACTTGAGAGAGTAGAAATAATAAATATTTTTAGATCAAGTTTGGTAACTTACAGGAGTTAAACATGGCAAGTCAAGTCTCGCCTGGAATCGTTCTAAAGGAACGCGACTTATCTAATGCTGTCATCGTCGGCGCATCCACAATTACTGCTGGTGTTGCATCAACTTTCCAAAAGGGTCCTATTGGAAAGCCAACACGTATCAGTTCACAGAAAGAACTTCTTTCTATTTTTGGTGCTCCTGCTGAACAAAATGCAGAAGATTGGTTCGTTGCTTCAGAATTCCTCAACTACGGCGGAAGGTTAAATGTGGTACGTGCTGCCACTGGAGTAAATAGCGCAACAGATACTGGAACAGCAGTCATTGTTAGAAATGATGAAGACTGGGAAGCAGGTAACGGAAACGGAAATTTCCTCGTAGCAAGATCTGCAGGTACATGGGCAAATGATCTTAAGGTTGTTTTTGTTGACCGTGGTGCTGATCAGTATGTAACTCTATCAAATACCCCCGCTTCAATTGCTATGGGTGATACGCTAACTTTTGTTGGCGGAAAAACTGGTACTGTTTATTCGTGGGATGCAGCAAGTAAGACGGCTGCTGTTATTCTTGATGACCCCACATCTAGACTAACTACATCCGATTCTCTAGATTCACCAGAAATTGGTATTACAGCAACTATCGGAACATTTGTTGCTGGTACTGGTTATCAGTCAGCTGCGGCAGTTGCTACCACTGGCGGTCAAGGATCTGGTCTAACGGTTGATACTACAGTTACTGTTGGTACTATTCTTACTCTTTCTGGTGGTGCTGGTGGTAGTTCTTATATCACCCAAACTGGATTAGCAACAACTGGTGGTACTGGATCTAATGCCACTGTAGACGTAGTTGCAACTGCTGGTTCTGTAACTAGCATCGCTATTAATAGTGGTGGTACTGGTTATACTGTTGGCGATACACTAACAATTTCTGCTGGTGATAACAACGCAACATTTACTGTAGCTTCAGTGGAGGGTGGAGTTGCATCTGCAGTCATTAACAACGCTGGTGTAGGTTACGTAGTCGGAGATACCATCACCATTGCTGGTGGCGGTGGAGATGCTACATTCGAAATTGCATCTGTTGTTGATGGTAGCATCACAATCTCTGCAGTCAAAGATTGGTACACTACAACACAGATCGGTACAACTGGACTAACTCTATCGGCTATTGGTCCTCGTCCTGGAACTTCCCAGTATGCTGAAGAAAAAGGTCTTAAGTATGACGAGATTCACGTTGCTGTTGTTGATGTAACTGGTGTATACAGCGGTGCTGCTAACACAGTTGTTGAAAGAATCCTCTATGGTTCAAAACTCTCTGATGGCAGAAGTGCAGAAAATGCTGCTAACTACTTCAAAGATTTAGTTAATAATCAATCAACTGCTATCTACAATGGCACTGCTCCTGCCGCTGCTTGGAATCCTTCTAGTTCTGGTGCTGGTGTAGCACTAGGATCAGATTCTACTGCTCTAACTTCTGGAGATGCATTCCAATTGGTTGGTAAGCTAGAAGCAACATTACAAGGTGGTGCTGATGACTATGCTTACACAGCATCAGAAATTGAGACTGCATTTGATGAGTTTGCAGATACAGAACTAGTTGATATTAACTTCCTACTCATGGGCGGTTCACTTGCAACTGAAAATGATACCAAAGCAAAAGCAAATAAAGTAATCTCTATTGCTGCTGCAAGAAAAGATTGCGTTGCTTTTGTTTCACCACACAAAGCAAACCAAGTAGGTAGTGCTGGTGTCCTCACCGCATTCCAACAGAAGGAGAACACATTGAACTTCTTCAATGGAATGACTTCTACTTCATATGCAGTATTTGATAGCGGTTACAAGTATTACTACGATCGCTTCAACGATAAGTACCGCTACATCCCTTGCAACGGCGACGTTGCAGGTCTTTGCGTTAACACTTCAGCTCTCCTAGATGACTGGTATTCACCTGCTGGCGTCAACAGAGGTTCACTTCGTAACGCAATCAAGCTTGCTTATAATCCAAGCAAAGCAGACAGAGACGAACTCTACATGAACAGAATTAACCCTGTGGTTATTTTCCCTGGTAGTGGAGTCACTCTGTTTGGAGACAAGACTGCTCTTGCATCACCTTCAGCGTTTGATCGTATCAACGTTCGTCGCCTCTTCCTCAACCTTGAGAAGAGAGTTGGTGATCTCGCAAAAGGAGTTCTATTTGAGCAAAACGACGCGACAACTCGTTCTGCTTTTGCCTCTGCTGTTAACAGCTATCTGGCAGAAGTTCAGGCACGTCGCGGCGTAACTGATTTCCTTGTGGTATGTGATGAGTCCAACAACACCCCAGATGTAATTGATCGTAACGAGTTTGTCGCTGAACTATTCGTTAAGCCAACTCGCTCAATTAACTACATCACCGTAACCTTCACAGCAACGAAGACTGGTGTCACGTTTGCTGAAGTAGTCGGTCGCTGATATAATCACACACAAGAGGTAAACTAAAATGGCAACTAAATTAAACGATTTTCTAACTAAAATTGGTGAAGGCGTTAAGCCTAATATGTTT